TCTTGATTTTTATTTTTATAAGAAAAATTTTTGGATTTATATTTATATTCGGATGAATTAAACCATATTACTTTATAAGTTTTTATATTTTTAACATTTTTAATTCTTAACCAAGCACTCATTTTTAAACATAATATATGTTCACTATTTACTGTATATGTATCTCCTTTCACATTTGATATTTCATACATTTCATCTTCACCTCTTCCTAAATCTAATACTTTTCTTGGTGTAGAATCATCTCCCATTAATAAATCACCGACGTTAACATCTTGAACCATTTTAATTTTACCGTCATACATCAGTATTGGCGTGTTTTTACCGTTACATTTCCCGCAACCGGGCGGACCCACAATTGCTAATGCGTGTCCTTTTGACGGTGGGTTAGATACCCATTTTGCGACTAATTCAACTAATGTTTCTTTAACTTGTTCTTGTCCATATACAGCTTTATCTAGGGAATCTTTAATATCATATAATTTATTTCCGATGTCAGTATAATTATCTTGTTTAGAGAGATTAAATTTGCAATAATTTCCGAATGGTATTTTTAATATATTATCTACCCATTCTCGTAATTTTTTATAGTCAGAACCGGAATTTTCTAATGTTTCTAATAATTCAAGTTTTTTGATAATAATGGCTTTTGTTTCGAGTGGAATATCAGATAATAATATTTTTATTTTTTCTGGAACTGATTTATCATTAATTTCTTTAATTTGTGTTTCAATTGTTTTAACTTTAGCTTTTTCTTCAATAGATAAATTTTTATAAATTTCAGAATTATTATTTATATCAAAATCTTCGTCATCTTCGTCATCACAAATGATATTTGCGGATAAATTATTATTTTGTGCTAAAGCTTTTTGGATAGATGCTCTAAGTTTAGTTCTTAATATTCCTTCTAATAATGTTCTGTTAATATCCGTAGTATTTATAGATTTTTGGATATTTGTATTCTTTATTTCATCAGAGTCATCTATTATTAAAACATCATCATCATCATCATCATCATCAATATCAAAATCATCATCATAATTATCATCCGAGCTACTGAATATACAACAATTTTCAAATTTTGGATTTTTATCAGATTCATCGTCAGAAATTTCACAAGATTCATTATTAATTTCATTGTTTGTTATAATTGTGTCATTTTCATCTAAATTTATAATTTCATCTGTATTTTCGGTATTATCGTCAGCATTTGTTGTATTACTCATTATTATATTATTACAATATATTTTTTGTTCTTTTTTTATCGTAATTTTTCTTTTTTTTATAGGCATTTCATTTAAAATTTCTAATGTTAGTAAGTCATTTGTATTATCGGTATTATCCAAAAATTCTTGTAGTATTCTTTTATCATTACGAGTTCTAATTTTTTTTTTAAGAATATTTTTAATTTGATTATCATTTATTGACATAGTATTTATTATTACTGAATGATATTTATATTAATATTTATATTTATGTTTATGTATTTTTATAAAAGATGTATTTTTATATATATTATAATTGAAATCAATATAAAGATAAAGTTATTTAAAATATAAAATTGATTCATATATATTTATTCTTATATATTCTAAAATAAAATGAACGAAATTGATATTTCTAAAAGGATTCGCGAAATTCGTTTTAGTATTGCTTCACCGGATTTAATTCGGTCTATGGCAACAACACAGATTACTATTCCGGAATTATATGAAAATAATTGTCCTAAATTTTCAGGATTATTTGATTTACGTATGGGAACTCAAGATAATCTTTTTTTATGTAAAACTTGTAAAAATAATATGAAAGATTGTGGTGGGCATTTTGGATATATTGATCTTGCTAGGAAAGTATATTTTATTCATTTTTTACCAACTGTAAAAAAAATTTTACAGTGTGTTTGTTATAAATGTTCAAATTTATTAATTGATAAGACAAATGTATCTTTTTTGAAAAAATTAAAAAAGAAACTTCCTAATATTCGTATGAAAATTATTTATAAATTATGTGCTTCACATTCCAAAAAAACATGTACGAATTACAATGGTTGTGGACGTTTTCAACCTCGTTATGTTAAAGAGGGAACAAATTTGTTTATAATACATAAAGTGATGAATGAAGATGGTAAAATTCAAGATAAAAAAGCTCAATTAAATGCGGATGATTGTTATGATATTTTAAGAAAAATCTCAGATGAAGATTGTGAACTTTTAGGATGTTCAGCTACTTTTTCAAGACCAGAATGGTTAATATGTTCTGTTTTACCTGTTCCTCCTCCTTGTGTCAGACCATCCGTAAAACATGATGCTAATTTAAGATCCGAGGATGATTTAACATATAAATTATTGGATATTATTAAAGCTAATAATAGTCTTATGATAAAAGTTAAATCAAATGACACAAATCATATAGATGATTATATTGATTATTTACAATATAATATTACTACATTGATTGACAATGAAGTCAAAGGAATTCCGCCGGCACAACAAAGAACTGGTAGATTGTTAAAATCGATTCGGCAACGATTAAAAGGGAAAGAAGGAAGAATCCGTGGAAATATTATGGGAAAGAGAGTAAATTTTTCTGCAAGAAGTGTTATATCTCCTGATCCAAATATAGATATTGATGAATTGGGTGTTCCTTTGAAAATAGCTATGAATATGACTTTTCCTGAAATTGTTAATGTATATAATATACATCATTTAACTTCATTAGTAAAAAATGGACCTGAGAAACATCCTGGGGCTAAATATATTATAAAAAAAAATAAAGATAGATTAGATTTGCGATATGTAAAAAAAAATAAAGTTCAACTGGAATGTGGTGATGTTGTAGAAAGACATATGATTAATGGAGATATTGTATTATTTAACAGACAGCCATCTCTTCATAAAATGAGTATGATGGGGCATCGAGTTCGTGTTATGCCGTTTTCTACATTTAGATTAAATGTAGCTGTTACAACACCTTACAATGCTGATTTTGATGGTGATGAAATGAATTTATATTTAGCACAATCAATTGTTGCTTCTACTGAAATTGAAGAATTAGTTTGTGTACCAAATCAAATTATTAGTCCACAATCCAATAAACCTGTTATTGGGTGTATTATGGATACTGTAATTGGAGCAAATAATCTTACTCGAAAAACTACAAAATTAAATTTTAAAGAAGTTATGAGTATTTTACCCCATATTAGTACATTTAATGGGAATTTACCTGAATTTAAAATTATTCCATCAAATAATAAACATATACCGGATAATATTTATTTAGAAGGTAAAGAAATATTTTCTTTACTTTTACCATCAGAAGTACATTATTTCAAATCAATGGATGATGATGATAATATAGAAATAATTAATGGTAAGTTAATTACTGGAAAATGTTCAAAAGCAGTTACAGGAACTGCTAGTGGAAGTTTAGTTCATATTATTCAAAATGATTTAGGAAGAAATATTACAAAACGATTTTTAACTGAAATTCAAGGTGTTACTGGAACATGGCTTATGAAAAATGGATTTAGTGTTGGGATTGGTGATTGTTTACCTGATGTAAAAACAAAAGAATATATTAATAATGCTATTTCAAATGCAAAAGCAAATGTTAAAAATATTATTACTGCTACAATTTCTAATAGATTAAAATTAGAAACTGGTATGTCTATTAGAGAAGAATTTGAAGCTCGAATTTTAAATATTCTTAATATGGCTAGAGATGATGCGGGGGGATTAGCTACTACAAAATTAGGAGATGATAATGCTATTAAAAATATGGTTACTTCTGGTTCGAAAGGAAATTTTATTAATATTAGTCAAATTATGGCTTCTGTTGGACAACAAAATGTTTCATCAGGTTCAAAAAGTGGAAGAATTCCTTGTGGATATAAAAATAGAACTTTACCTCATTTTCAAAAATATGATGATGGACCTGAAAGTAAAGGTTTTGTTGAAAATTCATTTTTATCTGGACTAACTCCATACGAATTCTTTTTTCACGCTATGAGTGGTCGTGAAGGATTAATTGATACCGCTGTTAAATCGGTATCTTGGGATACAAAACTAATTATTTTAGATAATGGTAAAGTTAAAAATATAAAAATCGGTGAATGGATAGATAATGATTTAGCGAATAATAAAGAAAAAGTAGTTCATTATGATGAGAAAGATGCTAATATGGAACTTTTAAATTTAGATAAAGATGTATTTATACCAACAACAACAAATAATGGAAATATGTCTTGGGAAAAGGTAACAAAAATAACAAGACATGATCCAAGTGAATATATTTATAAAGTGACTACGAAATCTGGTAGAGATGTAAAAGTGGTAGAATCAAAATCATTATTGATTTGGGATAAAGAATTAAAAAGATATGAAGAAAAAGATATGAAAGATATAAAAATAGGTGATAAAGTACCAGTATCTATAAATTTAAAAAATAATTTGAATGAAATAAAATTTATAAATATGAAGGAATATTTACCGAAAGAGGAATATATTTATGGAACCGATTTTAATAAAGCTAAAAATATGGTTGAAAAAATATTGGAAAATAGGAAAAAAATGCCAGCATTATGGTGGAATAAAAATAATGGAAAAGAATTTATATTACCTTATAAAAATTCACAAAATTTTTTAAGAACATTAAAACGTTCAAATATAAAAAATATAAAAGATGGAAATATTTATTGTTATCAGGGTGAGAGAACAATATCTTTGATTGAGGATAAAATGGAATTAAATGAAGAAAATGGATTTTTTATTGGATTATATATTGCAGAAGGTTGTTCACATATTAAAAGTGGAAAAGTATGTTTAGCGAATAATGATGATAAAATATTAGAAAAGATTAGAAAATGGTTTGATAAAAGAAATATAATTAATGAAACATATATAAAAAAAAATTCAAAATCATTATCAACAACAATTCAAGGTTATTCAACGATATTATCGAAATTTTTAATTATATTTGTGGGTAAAATGAGTATAAATAAATTTATACCTGCGGAGTTTCAATTAGCACCAGACAATTTTATAAAAGGATTTATTGATGGATATTTTTCAGGGGATGGAACAATATCAACAAATTCGATAGATTGTTCATCGGCATCAAAAGATGTAATAGAAGGAGTAAGTATGTTATTAACAAGATTTGGGATTTATAGTAAAATGTCTGTTTCCATATTAAAAAGAAATAATTTTAATACAGAAAATATAGCTCCAATAAATAGATTATCTATTAGATCATTATTTGCTAAAAAATTTGCGAATACTTTTAAATTAACAATTGATTATAAAAATGAAAGATTAATAAAAATATTGGAATCAAAAACATTATTAAAATATGAAAATACATATAAAGTGATAAATGATACAATATTAGATGAAATTGTATCTATCGAAAAAATATTATCTAATAATCAAAAAGTATATGATTTAACAATTCCAACTACAAAAAATTTTGGGTTATATAATGGATTACAAGTATATGATACATCAGAAACTGGATATATTCAACGGCGATTAATGAAGGCGATGGAAGATTTAAAGGTTCACTATGATATGACAATTCGAAATGAAAGGGATCAAATTATTCAATTTGTATATGGAGATGATGGATTTGATGCTACCAAAATTGAAAGACAACGAGTAGAAATTTTAAAACATGATAATAAAACATTTGTTAATAAATATAAATGGAAAAAGAAAGAATTTAAACAATATATTAACACAAAATCTTATAAAATTATGAAAGAAAACAATAATCTTCAAAATATTATTGATGAAGAATTTACAAGAATTCAGAATTATAGAACTTATTTACGTAAAATTAAACACGAAAATATATCTTATTCACCAGTTAATATTTATAGAATTATAAAACAAGCACGAAATCAATTTAATATTAATTCACAATCTATTAGTAATATCAATCCAATTGATATTATACAAAGTGTTCAAAAAGTGTGTTCTGAACTTAGAGTTTTGATTAGTGAAAATGATATTATTAAGGAAATTAATAATAAATCGATGAAAAATTTTAAAATGTTACTCAGGACAAATTTAGCAAGTAAACTTGTTATTAAAGAATATAAATTAGATAAATTAGCATTTGATTGGATTATTTCTAAAATTTATGAACAATTTGAAAAATCACTTGTTCAACCAGGTGAAATGGTAGGTTCTATCACAGCACAATCGATTGGAGAACCAGCTACTCAAATGACTTTAAATACATTTCACTTATCTGGTGTCGCATCTAAGTCTAAAATTACCAGAGGTGTTCCCAGATTACGTGAATTAATCAATGTATCTAAAAATCCCAAAACTCCTTCTATTACTGTTTATCTTGATAAATCGATTTCTAAAAATAAAGATAATGTTAAAAAAATTATTAATGAATTACAATATACTAATTTAAGATATTTTGTTATAGAAACAGCTATTTATTATGACCCAGAGATTTATAACAAAAACACTAATATACTAAAAGATAAAGAATTCGTTGAAGAATATTATAGTATCTTTGATGATGATGTTATTTTAGAAAATTTATCTCCTTGGTTACTCAGAATTGAATTTGATCATCAATATATGTTAGATAAACAATTAACTATGTATCAAATATATGAACATCTTTTAGTTAAATATGATTCTAAAAAAATTCATATCATATTTACCGATGACTGTGCGAAAACACTCGTTATTCATATCCGATTTTTGTATCAAAATATTTCAAGAGAAATTACTGATTTAGATCAAAAAAAATTAAAAGAGTTTGAACAAATTATTGTTAATGATTCAGCTATTAAAGGATTCAAAGATATTGATAGGGCATTTATGAGAGAAATTAAAATAACTGATTATAAAAATAATGGAGAACAATATAATAAAAAAGAATGGATTATTGAAACTAATGGAACTAATCTTAGTTCTTGTTTGTGTATACCTTTAATCGATTCTACTCGGACTATTTCAAATGATATACATGAAATTAAACAAATTTTTGGAATTGAAGCTTCCAGAACCATTTTATTTGAAGAAATCAAAACTGTTATTGGTGATAGTGGGATTTATATTAATGATAGACATCTTAATATTTTAGTTGATGTTATGACTAATAAAGGTTATATTATGAGTATTGATAGACATGGAATCAATCGCTCTGAAACTGGACCTCTCGCAAGAAGTAGTTTCGAAGAAACTACTGACCAATTAGTTAAAGCTGGTATATATTCACAAGCTGATAATATGAATAGTGTTACAGCAAATATTATGACCGGACAAAAAGCACAATTTGGAACACATATGAGTTCCCTTATTCAAGATATGAAACTCCTTTCTGAAAAAGGACGAAAACAAGTTGAAATTAAAAAATCGAAGAAAACTATTTTTTCATTAAAACAAATTATATCATAATTTTCTTTATTATTATTATATCATACATTGTTATAAATGACTCAAATATCTTCTAACAATTTTAAAGGATTTATACCTAAAATATGGGGGCCTTCCGCTTGGAATTTCATACATACGATAGCTTTATCATATCCTGATAATCCTACTCCCTTTGATAAAGAAAATTACAAAGCTTTTTTTTTAAGTTTACAAAATGTTTTGCCTTGTGGAAAATGTAGAAATCATTATACTGAAAATATTAAAGAACTTAATATCAATAATTATTTAGATAATAGTTCTTCTTTATTTTTATGGACAAATAAAATTCATAATGCATCAAATGCTACATATGGAGGAAAACAAACTGATGTTAATACTGCTAAAAATTCTTTTTTTAATTGGCTAACAACTAATATTTCTATAACGCCAACATCATCTAAAACAATTCATAATATAGCCAAGAAAAAAATTGTTAAAAAAGAACATTTTTCTCAAAAAAAACTTTCTAAAAAATATATATTAGGAATTTGCATATTAATTATTATTTCTATAATTATTGTTCATCTTATTATGAAAAAATTATTAAAATAGATTTTACTATTTATATATTATTTATTTTTTATGTATTTATCTATTATCGTTTTAGCTATTAATTTTTTATATTTTGTTATTGAATTAATATCCGGTTTCTATTTTAATTCATTAGCACTTAAAACTGATGCTTTTCATATGCTTACCGATATTTTAGCAATATCAATATCTATATATTGCGAATATCTATCTAAATTTAAAAGAAATAACCAGGTTACATTTGGATGGAATAGAGCTAAAATTTTAGGAGGATTTACTAATACTGTTTTTTTACTATCCACTTGCTTATTCCTATTTATCGAATCTATTACCAAATTTTTTGGAAATCACGAAATTACTGTTATGAAAGATAATATTGATATATTTATTATTATCGCATCAATTGGACTTATTATTAATCTAATTAGTATGCTCTTATATAAAAAAATAGGACATGGACATTCTCATGGACATTCTCACGAACATAACAAAGGACAATCGCACTCTATTAATACCAAAGCATTAATGTTACATTTTATGGGTGATACACTTGGTTCTATTATTGTTATGATTTCAGGATTCCTTATCAAATATGATGATACATCTAAATTATTACCATACTATGATCCTATATGTTCTTTAATTATTATTTTTATTATTGCTTTTCCTACTTTTAAATTGTATTCTCAAAGCTTTAAAATTTTATTACAATATTCACCAACGAATATTAATTCTGATAAACTTAAAAATGAAATATTTATTTTACCCTTTGTTCTTAATATACACGAATTACATATATGGCAATTAGATGAAACAATTATTATCGGAACGATTCATTTTCAATGTGATAATAATAATAATATTCAACACAAATGTATTCTTATTAAAAATATTTTCCATAAATATGGAATACATTCAACCACTGTTCAACCAGAATTTGATAATACATGTATTGAACCATTGTGTGAAGAAAATTGTAATGATAAAAAATGTTGTAATACTAGTAATATTATTGACATTGTATGATTTTTGATATTATTAATCGAAATTTTTGAGGAAATGTTTCATAAAAATTATATGAAACTATTTCGTCATTTTTTTTTTTATAAACTCGTAAATCTTTTGTTATATTTGCCTTATGTGTTAAAGCAATTATGACGTATATATATGGTATTTGGATAATTTGAGATTCTCTACCACGAATCATTAAAACACCTTCTTCTTTTTCTACATTTTCATTATATTTACGTTCTTCAAAAAATTTTCGTGTATATACCATCGATGCTTCTGATAATTTTAATGTACGAGTATCAGTTATTGAAAAACTTGTTTTATTATAAATATCATAACATCCTATCTGAGTACATCCTACACAACCCTTTGTTCTATTTTGTAAAAGAATTTTTACTCTCGTTTTTACTGAATATGACGGATAATAATCATCATCATCCATATGAACTATTATATTATAATTCGCATATTTTACACCTAAATTCCGTTTTCTACCTATAGTTAATGGTTTATTATTTTCTGTTTGAATCTTTATATATTTTATACGCATATCTTTCGGTAATATATTTCGCAAATTATCTTGACCATCATCTATTATTATAAATTCCATCTTCTCTTTCGGATAATCTATCCGATTATAATTTGATATCCAAATATTAAATAATTTCTTCCTATTATAAGTTGGAGTTATTATTGATATATATGGTAATAAATTTTCTGGATAATTTAATTTTAATTTATATTGATATAAATTACAATTCATTATTTCGTGATCAGCAAAATCAAATGGCTTATCACAATGTAATTTGTCTATATTATAATTAATTAATCGTCCTTCTATATCAGAATAACCAATTTTTTGTGTTGTGAAAAAATCTTTTAATATATAGCAATTGTATTTTATATGAATTTCCTCTTTGTAATATCTATCTACTTCTTTCTTATATTTTTTTAAATTTTCTATTAATTTATCAAATAGAGAACTTGATACACCATAACTATGTGTTGTCCATATAGCACCTTTTACCCAATCGGGATGCCTATTATCATATATAGCATCTATATTACCACCTAAATATAACATATCCCAATCATCTGGAACTTTAGGTAATACACCTTGTTTTAAAAATTTACAATCATCTTCTAAAATTAATATACTATTCAATTTTTCGGCTTTTGCTTGTTTTAATATTTCTAAATGTGATAATAAACAACCATGAGCCGGATATTTTGGAAAAGCTATTGCTTCAAAAAATTTTATGTCTAAATTATAATCTTTTGCTTGTTTTAACATGAATTTTTTTTTTTCTATTCTATGTTTTAAGTTGATACATACTATCTTATCAAATGTATTATTAAAATTAATATAATTCATTATAATTATTATGACGAATTATATTTTTATATTCATTTTAACATGAATTAATTTTTTTCTTTATTATTATTATAAATATGAATTTATGTTTTCTTAGTAAATATTCTGATATTTTAGGACTTCCTAATAAAGGAATACATCAATACAGATTCTTAGGTACTGCCATTCTTGATTATATTGGCGGTATATTACTTGCGATTTTTATCACTTTCGTTTCTAAAAATAAATTCCCTCTCGTTATGTCCACCATTTCTGTATTAGTTGGTGCCGAAATTTTACATATGCTTTTCGGAGTTCCTACTAATACACTCAAATTTCTTGGAATTACATGCAATAATTAACTTTTTTTAATCATTTTTATACATTTTTGTATTACCATTTTCAATATTACAAAAATATATAAATTCATATATTTATAGACTGGTCAGTCGTGTCCCAAATAAAAACAGCCAAAAGTCGCCATTTGGGACATTACTGAAACCGATTAAAAAAAGCCTGTTTTTGACCCCTTTCATTTTAAAAAATAAGACTGACCAGTCTTGTCCCAAATGCAGAAAAAAAAACTTTTTCTTAAAAAAATAAAAAAATTTTTTTTTATTTTT